AAGGCGGATGCGCTCGCGCTGACGATGGCATCCTCGGCTGCAAGTTTTGGTGGAAGCACTAGCTTTTTAGGTTATAATTTCAGACAACCGCTAAAATCTAAAATAATTAGAATAGGATAAAGTATGGCAAAGAAATATAAAGAAGAAGAAATCATGGCCGCAGTAGAAGAGCAAGGCGATATGATTGATTTAGTAGGCGTGATTAAATCTGAGATGGATGATGCCAAAGATTTTATACACCAAGTAGGTGCGGAAAGAGCTGAATCAACAGAATACTACCTAGGCAATGAGCCAGAAGGTACTAGCTCTATGCAGTCAGAGTTTGTTTCTACAGATGTTAGAGAAAGTGTCTTGTTTATGTTGCCTTCTATCATGCGTACTTTCTTTGGTACTAAGAAGATTGTAGAGTTTGTCCCTAAAGGACCAGAAGATATTCAGTTAGCAGAACAACAAACAGACTATATTAACTAAGTCATACAGCAAAAAAATCCTGGATTTAAAGTTTTGTATGACGTTTTTAAAGATGCGTTAGTAAGAAAGACTGGTTTTGTAAAAGTATTTTGGGATGACAGCGTAACTGCCACCACGCACGAATACACGAACATAGATCCACAATCCTACCAAGCATTAATCATGGATAAGAATGTAGAGGTGGTAGAAGAGTCAGTAACTAATGAGACTATCGTAACGATTGACCCTATAAGTGGCGAAGAGGTAGTGCAAGAAATACCAGCAAGTTATGACCTAACAATTAGAAGATTAAAACCAAAAGACCAGGTGTGTATTGAATCAGTACCACCAGAAGAAGTGCTTATATCAAGGCACGCACGCGACATAGAAACTGCATCTTACGTTGCACATAGAATGATTAAGTCAGTCTCTGATTTAGTTGCTATGGGTTATGACCAAGAAGAGATAGAACAGTATGCAGGTTATGGCGGTAGTGCGTTAGACCCAGAAAGCTACGAAGAACAAGAAGCAAGAAACCCATTTGACAACATGGTATACCCAGATAGAAATGATGCTGGCGGTAAAGATGTTTTATATGTAGAGCATTACTTATACTATGACTATGACGATGATGGTATTGATGAGCGAATCAAAGTTTGTACAGCAGGTAATGGCTTAGAGGTACTTCATGTAGAACCATTAGACGAACTACCTATATGTATGTTCTGTCCTGACCCAGAACCACACACAGCTATAGGATCATGTCCAGCTGACTACTTAAAACCAATACAAGCGGCTAAATCACAAATTATGCGTGATACGCTAGACTCACTAGGTCATTCAATCTTCCCAAGAATGGGTGTAGTTGAGGGTCAAGTAAACATAGACGATGTACTTAATACAGATATTGGTCAGCCAATTAGAATGAGAGCGCCAGGAATGGTACAACCATTTGCTGTACCTTTTGTTGGTAAAGAAGCTTTCCCAGTTCTAGGATATTTAGACGATGCTAAAGAAAACCGAACAGGTGTATCTAAAGCAAGTGCAGGATTAAACGCAGAAGCATTACAATCTACTACTTCCGCAGCTGTAACAGCTACTATGAGTGGCGCGCAAGGTAGAGTAGAACTTATATGTAGACACTTTGCTGAAGGTGGTCTAAAAACCATGTTTAAAACAGTAAATAACCTAGTTATCAAGCATCAAAATGCACAAGATGTATTTAGATTAAATGGTAAATTTATCCCTGTAGACCCAAGATATTGGGACTCTGACAAGGATATGGTAGTAAACGTAGCTATATCTAAGTCATCAGACGAAGAGAAGTTCCAAGTGCTAACAGGTTTAGCTTCTAAGCAAGAACAGATCATGCAAACACTAGGACCACAGAATCCATTGGTATCTATGCAGCAATATGCAAACACTCTAACAAGAATGATAGAGTTAGCAGGATTCCAAGACGCACAATCTTTTGTAAATACAGAAGTTCCTCCTATGCCACCGCAACCGCAAGAACCGCCTAAGCCAGATGCAGCAGAAATGCTTGCACAAGCCGAAGCAATGAAAGCACAGGTTAGCGCACAAAAAGCCATGATTGACGCAGAGACAGATAGAATGAAAATCATCATGGATGACGACAGACAAAGAGATATAGAAGAAGCACAACTTAGAGTTAAGGCTATGGAGCTACAAGCTAAGTATGGCGCACAAATCAATATCGCAGAAATCAATGCAGTAATGGAAAGAGACAGAGAAGGAATAAGACAAAATGCAAAAGCTCAAGCTCAAGGATTATTTACAAACAATGTCCCACCCCAGCAAAATATTTGATATTGAAGTAATAATAGATGACATGGTTTATGTTGGAAAAGAAATTAGAGCAAAAGATAAAGAAGCAGCTTTGAAGATCATGTCTATAATGTCAGGCGGAGAAGTAACAACCGAGTCTGAAATAATACATTTTGAAGAAAGGATGGTACATTAAATGAAATATATAAAAAAAGCATGGGTCTGGTTAAAACAAACTTGCACTAAGTTCTTAGACTGGGTAGACAACCTTTTAGAACCGAAGCCAGTAATTAAAAAAAGAGGCAGACCAAGGAAGAAGAAGTAATGGCAACACCAAGAAGAGGTAAAGCAAAAGTCAAAGTAACTGCATCTGGTAAAAAGGTAAGTTACGGCCAAGCAGGTAAAGCCAAAGGTGGTGGACCAAGAGTAAAGCCAGGAACATCTAAAGGCGATTCATATTGCGCTAGAAGTCTAGGTATAAAGAAAAGACTATCTAAGAAAAAACAAAACAACCCAAACACTCCTAACAATCTATCAAGAAAAAGATGGAAATGTTCTGGAGCTAAATCTAAAAGAAAATAAGGAGATACTATGCCAGGAAAAGGACTATACGCAAATATACACGCTAAACGAAAAAGAATTAAAGCTGGATCAAACGAGAAGATGAGAAAGCCTGGAACTAAAGGCGCACCTAAAGCTAGTGCTTTTAAGAAAGCAGCAAAGACAGCTAAGAAAAAGAAGTGAAGTTTATAAGTAACCTTATAGATATATTTTTAGAACGCTCTTGGCAAAAAAAAGAAGATAGACTAACCAACAAATAATGAACGACATGGTAGCAATTATAACCGAGCTAGGTTTTCCTATTGCTGCTGCCCTAGGTCTAGGTATGTTTGTGTGGAAGCTAATCAATAGAATTATTGATGGCATGGAAACTAAACTTGACACCCTAGACGACAAACTCAATAGCTCCCTAGCTAACCTAGAAGATAGACTAGGCACAAAACTAGACACGCAACATGGTATCTTGGTTGCTCTCATAGATAGAGTTCGTAGTTTAGACAATGAGATAATTAGACAAGATACTATGATTAAAACTATACTTGGTGTACCGCAATTAATTAATAGCGACAAGATTGCAAAGGCAGGTAGAAATGACAAAAGAAAAGATTGATAGAGAAGAAGCAGCCAAAGTAAGAATATTTATTTGGTTGGCGTTCATGGGTGCAATAATGATTACCATGATAGTTGCACAACATTTACATTCAGACGAAATGGTACACAAGTTTAAATCACCATCATTCTCTGGCATAGGAACATCTGCACATTACCTTACTATTGAGAACCAACAGTACACTAGGAAGATGACTGTAAAAGCAGAACTCAAAGCAATACAAGACGAGATAGAAAGAGACAAAGAGAATACAACGCTAGCTAGATTTATTCGTAACCTAGAGTCAAGAATCTATGCACAACTATCAAGACAGTTAGTAGAAAACCTATTTGGCGAGACAGCAAGTGATAGTGGTGTACTAGAGTTAGAAGGTAATAGGATAGAGTATAATGTTGTAGACGGCATAATAACTTTAAACATTACAGATTCAGATGGTAACACGACAACTATATCTCTCCCTATCGGTAGCTTTACTTTCTAGCTGTGCGTTAATAGTAGATCCTTTAGAAAACAACTTACCACCATTCCAAAAGATAGAAAAAGCAAAGATAGATTCTCTGCTTGTTCCTGGTCTTGCGAACATAAAAACATCTAATCAAAAGAAGCCAGTCGTAGCTATCTATGCAGGTTCTTTTACAGACCAAACAGGACAAAGAAGAAGTAATAGTAACTATGCAACCTTCTCGTCAGCAGTAACCCAAGCACCAGACGCATATCTAATTAGAGCCTTAAAACACGCAGGTAGTAACTATGATGGTTTTTTTGAAGTAGTAGAGCGAGTAGGTTTAGACCATGTAACCAAAGAACGTCAAATCATAAGAAGCGCTAGACAGCAAAACAAAAACAAACAGAAGCTACCAGACTTATTGTTCGCTGGTTTAATAATGCAAGGTGGCGTGATATCATATGAAAGTAATATAAAGAGTGGTGGCGCAGGTGCTAGATACTTAGGCATAGGAATGTCTAGGCAGTTTAAGCAAGATACTGTAACCATATCTCTAAGAACTGTATCTGTAAGTACAGGTAAAGTGTTACTAGAAGTATTAGTAACTAAAACGATACTAAGTGCATCTATCGATCAAGATATATTTCGTTTTATTACTGACAGCACCGAACTAGTAGAAATAGAGAACGGATTAGTCAGAAACGAGTCAATCAATATAGCACTACAAACAGCAATAGAAACTGCTGTGCTACAAACAATAAGAGAAGGAAAAACCAGAGGATATTGGAATATTGATGAACAAAAATGACACATTCGTAGTAACTTACTACAGTATATTAGGAGTATTGTTTTTAAGTTTAAATGCTTACTCCGCAGACAACGAGATATATGTAGACCAATCAGGTTCTACAGCTAACATAGATTTAGAGCAGCTGGGATCATCTAATATTATTGGTGGTCTAAACTCTGTTGCTGGAACGCTAACAGCACTAGATTTAGATGGCATTAACTTAACACTAGACATAAACCAAATAGGTAATACTAATAAATTTCTTGGTGATATCTACGGAGATAACGTAACAGGATTCTTTGAGTTTGATGGCGATAGCAATACCTTTACTATACAAGGCGACCCAGATAATACTTACGGTATAGATAACTCCAACTACAATGTTGATGTTACTGGTAACTCTAATACATTTACATTAGATACAGGCACAACAGCTCTAGCATCTGGTCTTGACCTAGACTGGATTATTAACGGAGACAACAACACCTTTGATTTTGATATAAACTATGATGGTGCTACTAACTATGTAGATGTAGATGGGGATAGCAACAACGTAAACTTTACAGGAAGTGGCTATGCAGGAGGATATTTCTACCTTGACCAAACAGGAAACAGCAGAACATTCAATATCATCCAGTCGTCAACTCTCGCTGCTGATTGGTTACAGATTAATTCTACTGGGTCTAACGGTACTGTTTGTGTCGTTCAAAACGATGGCGGAGTCTCAACCAGCTGTTGACGTAGGAAACATATCTGAATTAACAGGTTCTGCTAGTGTTTTTAGGGAAAAACCTTATAATGCCGAGCTAGAATTTGACATCCAACAGAATGATGAAGCTATAACTACCAATGGTCGTATGGCTATTACATTCTTAGATGATTCAAAAGTTAAATTAACAGAAAACTCGCAGCTGACTATTGATGAATATATTTTTGACCCCAATCCCAGTAAATCTAAAATGGCTATTACCTTTGGTCTTGGTACGGCTAGATTTATTACTGGCAATCTAAATAAGATAGATAAAAACAATATAGATCTCAAAACACCTACAGCAAACATAGCAATTCGTGGGACTGACTTTACAGTTACAGTAGACGAGACTGGAAGATCATTGCTAATACTTTTACCAGATGAGTTTGGTATATCTAGTGGAGAGATACTAGTGACTACAGCCATGGGTACAGTAACCCTTAATAAACCCTACCAGGCAACAACTGTAGATGTCTTTGAGAAACCACCTAGCTCGCCAGTAATCTTAGACCTATCACTAGAACTTATAGACAATATGCTTATTGTTAATCCACCTAAAGAAGAAGTGGTTATAGAAGAGTCTATACAAACCAAAAAGAAAAACATACTAGACTTTGATGGTTTAGATGAGGACTTCTTAGAAGAGGACTTTTTAGACGCAACAAAAGAACTAGAGTTTACAGAGTTAGATATAAACTACCTTGATGTAAACTTCCTAGAGGACTTGCTAGATGTCATAGACGCGCTGCAAGAAATACAACAAGAGGATCAGTTAGCACAAGATGCCACGTCTACTAATATAGTTGGTACACAGTTAGGACAAGACTTATCCACACAGATAACATCTTTTATAACAGGACAAACCCTAACGCTTATGCGTAGTGTTAGTGATACAGCTAGATTAGATATAGACTCTGCTGGTAGCTATACTGTTATCTTTATACAAGATGGCACATCTAACATCATTAAAATAAATGGTGGTACAGGTGGAACTATCAAAATCACTCAAAGTAATTAATGAAACGACTACTATTCACGATACTTATAATACTAGTGTTGCCTTTGTTATATCAGTCAACACCAACAGAGATACTAAAGCTAAAAGTATTTGACTATCTTGTACCTAAGCAAGATCCTTCTGGTTACTTCACAATACTAAACATAACCGAAGAAGATATAGATGCAGAAGGTGGTTGGCCTATACCTAGACAAAGGCTAGGAGAAATACATAAAGAAATTATGGATGCTGGTGCTATAGGCGTAGGTTGGGTTGTAAGCTTTCCGCATCCAGATAGATTTGGTGGAGATAAGATTTTTAGAGAATCCTTCTTACATGGTACATCTATTTTGGCTTCGTTTGAATACCCAAATCAAATATACCCAAAAACAGTTGGTACTGTCATCAAAGGTCCTGATGTTAGTGGTATGCTTTCCGAGGGTGTAGTACAGAATACTCACAACCTTAGAACTAACTATATAAAAGAAGGTATATCTGCTGCACCCACCGATCTTGATAATCTTGTCAGAAGAATACCTCTACTACTAAAAACACCAGATGGTTATGTTTCTTCTTTTGGTACAGAAGTGTTAAAAGTATTAACAGGAGCTAAAACTTACATTATCACTACAAATGATAATGGTATACAGGAAATATTAGTTAGAGGAATACCACCAGTAAAAACAGATAACCTTGGTCGTAAATGGATTAGTTGGGTAGATACTCCACAAACTGATTTACAAGAAATGAATGTTGCAGGTAAGTTTGTATTTCTTGGAATTACAGCACCAGGAATCATGCCACAAATTGCAACTCCAGTTGGATTATTAGAACCACACAAAATCCAAGCAGCATTATCCGAGTCAATTCTTATAGAAAACTCTCCAAGGATTCCAGAATGGTCTTTAGCTGCCGAAATTGTGATTTTCGGAATTTTTGTGTCGTTGACATGGCTTGTAATCCATTATCTCAGCATAGTTAAGGGCGTAAGCTTAGTTATAATTTTGCTCTTCACCACGAGCCTCTTAGAGGCTTACAGCGTTTCCAAAGGTGTTTTATTAGATTTTACATGGACTTTTGTATGTCAAATCCTAGTTTCTACTATTGCCTTCTATTTGAGTTACAAAAAACAACATAAATTGCGTCAACAAATCAAAAAACAGTTTGAGCATTATCTTGATCCAAGACAAGTTAAACAATTACAAGATAATCCAAACTTGCTAAAACTTGGTGGGGAGAAAAGATACTGCACATTCTTGTTTACAGATGTTCGTGGCTTTACAAGTTTGTCAGAAACTTTAGAACCAGAAGAAGTGACAGAGATTATGAACAAAGCTTTGACAGTTCAAGTCAATGCTGTACAAAAATTAGGCGGTATGACAGACAAGTTTATTGGAGATGCTGGTATGTTTATATTTAACGCGCCACTAGATCAAGATGACCATGAAGAAAAAGCTGTGCAAGCTGCAATAGATATAAAAAAAGGTATGGCAGAAGCTAACTTAGGCATAGAGATAGGTATAGGTGTAAATACTGGTTATGCGGTTATAGGTAATATGGGTTCTGATACAAGGTTTGACTACTCTGCTATAGGCGATGCGGTCAATACAGCAGCACGTTTAGAGTCAGCAACTAAGGAAGCAGGAGTTGACATACTTATTGGCGAGGCTACAATTAAGAAAACACAGAATGGTGTTTTTCACAAAAAAATATACGTCAAAGGAAAAAAGAAACCATTGAAGGTATATACAACAAAAGAGGAACTATAATGCCAAAAGGAAAAGGAACATACGGAACTAAAGTAGGTAGACCGCCAAAGAAAAAAGCTAAGAAAAATAAAAAATGATTGATAAATTAATAGGTCCAGTAAGCGACATAGTTAATAAGTTGATACCTGACAAGGATTTACAAGCCAAGCTAAACCATGAACTTAAAACTGAATTACATAAAGCGAATATGGCTCAAGTTGAGATTAATAAAATTGAAGCTAGTCATAAGTCTTTATTCGTTGCT